AAGCTTGCAACCCCTTGCCAAATCAGTTGCAAATAAATTGTACAAAGCATGCATTTCATGATATAATGGTACCATAAACAAATGAAAACAGGAGCTAAAAATATGAAAAAACTAATAAAAGTACTAACTAATAACTACCCTGATACTACAACATTTACAACTAAACAGCTTAAGCTTGCCGCTAAAGAAGCTGGTCTGGTAGTTTCAAAAACGTTAAACAAGATCAAAGCAGATTTTCCTAAAGAAGGCGCAGTCTTCAACTTAGAAGCCGCTTTGATTCCTTTCAAATCTACTAAGAAAGAAGTCGGTAATATCGGCGTCTCTTCTGTCTCAAACAACGAAGTGTTTATACCTACCAAGGATAAAACATTTGTTGAATGGGGCAACTTCAAAGACATCTTATCTATCATTAAATCTGAGATGTTTTACCCTACGTTCGTTACAGGTTTATCTGGTAACGGTAAGACATTCATGATTGAACAAGCCTGTGCTAAAGCCAATCGTGAATATGTACGTGTTCAGATCTCGCCTGAGACTGATGAAGATGATTTAATCGGGGGTTTCCGCTTGTTAAAGGGCGAAACAGTTTTCCAAAAAGGTCCAGTGATCAAAGCAATGGAGCAAGGTGCAATCCTTCTTATTGACGAGATCGATCGTGGTACTAATAAGATCATGTGTCTTCAGGGTGTTTTAGAAGGTAAGCCTGTTCTAATTAAGAAAACTGGTGAGGTAATTACCCCAGCTAAAGGTTTCAATGTTATTTCAACAGCAAATACGAAAGGTAAAGGTTCTGATGACGGTCGCTTCTCTGCGGCTACCATCCTTGACGAAGCATTCTTAGAACGTTTCACCATTACTGTTGAGCAAAAATACCCTGCAGCCTCTATCGAAAAGAAGATCTTAACTAAGCACATGGAGAAGTTTGAGTGTGTTGATGAAGAGTTCAACGATTTGTTAGTTGGTTGGGCTGATACCATCCGTAAAACCTATGAAGATGAAGGTATTGATGAGGTTATTTCAACTCGTCGTTTGTGTCACATTGTCCAAACCTTCTCAATCTTTGGAAAACGTGATAAGGCCATTGAACTTTGTGTTAATCGTTTTGACGATGATACTAAAGAAGCTTTCCTTGACCTTTACACAAAATGTGATGCCACTGTCAGTGGTGTGGGCGAATACCCAAATGATACCTCAACAAAATACTTTGAGGATGGTACAGAGATGTTACCATAAGTCTTATAAATAATAATGCAAAATATATAATGAAGGAGTTAGTGAATGAAACTATGTAATGAAACAAAAGATGTCTTAAAGACATTTGCAAATATCAATAGCAATATTGCCCTTGATGCCACCGGAGTTCTACGTACAGTAGCTATCTCTAAAAACCTAATGGGCAAAGCCCTTATCCCCGAGAAGTTCCCAACTAAGGTCGGTATCTACGACCTTAATGAATTTCTATCATGTGTGAATATGTTCGATGATCCTACCTTAGCCTTTGATGCCTCTGGAAAGTTTACAACAATCACCGATGGTGTCTCTTCAATTAAGTATTTCTTCTCTGATGTAGAGAACCTTACGCTTACTGAAAGAGATATCGATATGGCCACTGATGATGTTACCTTCACGGTAACCGCTGATCAAATGGCATCTATCCGTAAAGCCTCAGCGGCCTTAAAAGCTACTGATCTAGTAGCCACTAAGAATACTGATGGCGGTGTTTGGATTAAGTTGACCGTTACCGATAAGGAAAACCCAACCTCCAACGAATTTGATATTAACATTGCTAACTGCAGTATTAATATTGATAGTGACTTTGAGTTTGTATTTAATATCAACAATTTCAAGTTCAATAACGCTGATGAATATGTATTTGGCATAAGCTCAAAGCTTATTTCATCAGTACAAGCAGGCAATACCAATTATTGGGTTGCCCTAGAAAAAACATCTAAAGTATAACAGGAGATTAAGATGAGTGAAGAAAATCAAGTAGAAGAAGTAGAAGCAGAGGCACCAGGTATTGGTATGGGTGATATTGCAGCATGTGTGCAGATTATCGATATTGTAACAAAACGTGGGGCTTTTGAAGGGGCTGAATTAGCTGAAGTTGGTACTGTTCGTAACCGCCTAGCAGCTTTCTTAGAAGCTAATAAGCCAGCAGAAGCTGAAGCAGAAGAAGAAGAAGCCACCGAGTAGTAACCCGCCCCTTTAGCTCAGTTGGTCAGAGCATCCGACTCATAATCGGCAGGTCCACTGTTCAAGTCAGTGAAGGGGCACCAAAGCGGGTATCGTATATCGGTAATACAATGGGTTTCCAACCCATGAAGGTCAGTTCGATTCTGACTATCCGCTCCAAATTAATTATATTATGGAGACATTATTATGTTAGAAAGTGATAAGAAAGATATTAACCAAGTGATGACTGATATTACTGATGCTATGATTCGTATGGCCAGTGAGAAAGAGTTTGTTAAAGAAGCTATTATGGCAATGTCAGAGAAGTATGAGATCGATAAGAAATCTCTTAAGAAAGTAGCTATGATTCTATATAAACAAAACATCGCGGAGGTTAATGCTGGTAACAGTGACGTGCAAGATTTGTATGAAGACTTAACGGCTTAACCGTTTACATTTGATCGGTACCATGATATAATGGTACCATACTATATTATACCACAGGAGACTTTATTATGAGAAATGACTTTTTATGGGTTGAAAAATACCGACCGGCCAAGATTGATGAATGTATTTTGGATAGCTCCTTAAAATCAACTTTCAACCAAATGATTAAAGGTGGAGAGTTACCTAATATGATGTTTACTGGCACAGCAGGCGTTGGCAAGACGACTGTAGCTAGAGCACTTTGCAATGAATTAGGACTCGACCACATTATCATTAATGGCTCGGAAGACGGTAACATTGATACTCTCCGTGGTAAAATTAAACAGTTCGCTTCGACTGTTTCATTGCAAGGCGGATATAAGGTAGTCATATTAGATGAGGCTGACTACCTTAATCCCCAATCTACTCAACCAGCCCTTCGTGGTTTTATCGAAGAGTTTTCAAACAATTGCCGGTTTATTCTAACCTGTAATTTCAAGAACCGTATCATTGAACCATTGCACTCAAGATGTAGTGTATATGAATTCAATGTAGGTGATAAGCAAGTAATGGCTGGCCAATTTATGGCAAGGCTAACTGACATACTTCAAGCAGAGAATGTAACAGCAGAAGCCCCAGTGGTTGCTGAGCTTATTATGAAATACCTTCCCGATTGGCGAAGGGTTATAAATGAATGCCAACGTTATGGCATGTCAGGTTCTATTGACTCAGGTATTCTAGTCTCCTTATCTGAGTCCTCTATTAAAGGCCTTATGGCAGATCTTAAAGCAAAGAACTTCAAAGGTATGCGCAAGTGGGTAGTTGATAACATTGATTTAGAATCAGCTAAGATATTCCGGATGGTATATGACAATATGTTGACGTATATTGATGGTGCTTATATTCCACAGTTGGTGATGACCCTTGCTGACTATCAATATAAATCAGCATTTGCTAGTGACCAAGAACTAAATACCGTTGCTTGCCTCACAGAAATCATGGCCCAGGGTCAATTCAAATGAGTACAAAGAATCCCTTTGACTACTTAAATGCTATTAATACTAACAAGAAGGATATATTAGAAAATGAGAAAGATTATCCAGCCTTTATGGTTAATCGAGGTCTTTCTTATTTCCCTGATACTGTCCTTTTAGCTAATGAGATGAATATGGCTTCTCATCTTGACGCCAGACTACAGTTTGACTTTCTTATAAATATTGTTAGGAAACGTAAAAGGTTTTCTAAGTGGAATAAGGCTACTGAGTCAGCTGATATAAAGGCCATTAAAGTATATTATAATTACTCTAATGAAAAAGCCCGTGATGTTCTTCCACTTCTTACTAATAATGAATTGAAAGAAATAAAGGAAAGAATAAATCATGGTGGAATACAGCGATGAGTTGGTTAATTGGACTCCTGATATGATGTTAGAAGTTACATTAGCCCAACCGGACGACTTTTTAAAGATCAGAGAAACCCTAACACGAATGGGGGTAGCATCTAAGAAAGATTCAAAATTATATCAATCTTGCCATATCCTCCACAAACAGGGGCGATACTTCATAACCCACTTCAAAGAACTATTTTTATTAGATGGGAAACCTTCTAATCTTAGTATGAATGATTTAGGCCGTAGAAATACTATAGTGCAGCTTATGTCAGATTGGGGGTTATTAGAGATAGTAGATGTAATTGGGGAGACTGCCCCTTTAAATCAAATTAAGATAATTTCCCATAAGGATAAAGATAATTGGGAGTTGTGCCCAAAATATAATATTGGTATTAAATGATAAAATCGTTCTTTAGTGGTTATGATAAATTATACGCCCGTTGGGTATTAGCTTTTCTTATATTCTTAGTTGGTTTTAGGGCCTTCCTTGTATTACAATTCAATGATTGGTATAAAGTATTTTATGATTCTTTAGAGGCTAAGAACCAAGAGGCCTTCTACGAGAGCTTTATTAATCGAGGGGACTTCTTACTATATGATGTCACCACTTGGGGATTCATTCCCTTAGCCTTATTATCAATCCTTATATTTGCTTACACCCAATTCATTGGTAATAGATTCTCATTCCGATGGCGTGAGGCTATGACTAAATACTATCTTCCTAAATGGAAAGCTGCTGATAATATAACTGAAGGAGCTTCCCAACGTATTCAAGAGGATACTAAGAAGTTTTCATGGTATATTTGGGTGCTTGGGGAAGGTTTAGTTAAGGCTGTTATGATCCTTGTATTCTTCCTACCAGTCCTATGGTCTTTAAGTGAAGGCTTTGGTATTCCAGGATATCTCATTTGGATTGCCTTAGGGGTAAGTGTAGGAGGTTTAGGTATATCAGTTTTCATTGGCCGTAAGCTACCAAAGTTAGAATATAATAATCAACAAGTAGAGGCTAAATTTAGAAAGCACCTTGTCCGATGTGAAGATGATATGAAGAGCCATAGTACTAGGGAGATGCTTAAAACCTTTAAGAACCTTAAGAAGAATTACTATAAACTATATGACAACTATAAGTACTATTCATTGTGGGAGAATCTATACTTCCAAATTGGAGTTATCATTCCTTACTTAGTATCTGCCCCTCAATTCTTTATTGGGGCAATTACCTTAGGTACCCTTGTTCAAATCGGTAATGCCTTTGATAAGATACATGAATCCATGAGCTTCTTTACAGATAACTGGATGACAGTAACAGAACTTAAATCAGTGATAATTCGTTTAAAAGAGTTTGAAGCTGATATAAATAAAACATAGGATGCTTCGGGTCCTATATAGAAAGTGTCACAAGAGTGGCACTATAATTATACCTCGCTTAACAGGAGAAACACATGACACACTTTCAAAGAGACCTATTTCTAGGCTTTGACGATTTATTTAATTCTTTAAATCAACCCCAACAAAAACAACAGTCCTACCCCCCATATAATGTGGTTAAACTAAATGACAATAACTACGTAATTGAGATTGCTGTAGCAGGATTCGATGAGACTGATATTACAATTGAGCTACTTAAAGGCCAATTGACTGTATCAGGGACAGCAGAAGCTGATGTAGCCGATATCAATTATGTACATAAAGGCATTTCTGGCCGAGACTTTACTAGGGTATTTACCTTAGCAGAAACAATTGAAGTTGAAGATGCTGTAATTAATAAAGGGGTATTGCAAATTGGATTAACTAATCGCGTACCAGAAGTAGATAAACCTCGACAAATTAAGATTATAAAAAATGAGCCTCAGTTCTTAACTGAGGGTGACTTAGAGTTAGAAGCTAGATTAGCTGATAGCGCTATTTAAATAATGGAGAACCAATATGGCTGATGTATATATCGTAAGACTATCAACCGGTGAAGAACTACTATGTACTATAGAATCTGATACCGCCACCCACTTAACTATTAAAAAACCTTATGTTATCCTTCCCACCGCGGAAGGTAATATTCAATTCATGAAGTATATGGGGTATGCTGAGTACACTACTTTACCTATTAAGGTTAGTAATGTAATGTGGGTAGTTAAACCTAATGATGAGATTACTAAACAATATGATAATATGACCGGGGCAATTGCTACCCCTAGTAAAAAAATAATCGTATAAACGGTTTACAAACGGCTGTTTTCATGATATAATGGTACCATGAAAATATATACTAACGCTTACCGGTTCGGTAAAAATATCCGATACCTCGGATATGAAAATGGTAAAAGGGTTCAACGAGTTGTGCCCTTTTCCCCTACTCTTTATGTAACCTCAAAGGATCCTAATACCCAGTGGAAATCCCTCGACGGTTTACCTGTGGAACCAATTAAGTTTGGGACTATGCGGGAGGCCTCAGACTTCACCAAGCAATATGATGACGTCGCTGGTTTTGACACTTATGGTAATACGAACTTTGTGGTTCAATATATCAATGACCTATTCCCTGGAACAATCAAGTGGGATAGGAATCTGATTAACGTTACCTCCCTCGATATCGAAACTAAATTCGAGAATGGTTTCCCTGAACCAGCAATTGCTGATCAGGAAGTTACAGCAATCACCACTAAGAATAATATAGATGATATCTACTATGTCTTTGGGTGTGGTGATTATGATGTAGAAGCCTCATATATGCAGGACTACCAAGTCATCTACAAGAAATGTAAGGATGAGAAAGAGCTACTTACTAGATTTGTTATCCACATGGGTAACGTTGATGTTATTACTGGGTGGAACGTAGAGTACTTTGATATCCCTTCT